GAGCTGGGCTTCTATCAATCGGCCAGGTGGCGCAACACCCGTGCAGCGGTGTTACGGGATAACCCGCTTTGCTGCAGGTGCCAGGCCAAGGGGTTGTTGCAACCGGCCAAGGTCGTTGACCACATCGTTCCAGTCAAAGACGGCGGTGAGCGCTTTGAGCGGGCAAACCTGCAGAGCCTGTGCGTGCCCTGTCACAACGCCAAGACCGCCTCAGAGACCGCGTCCTCGCGCCAGTGACCCCGTCCTGAGGGGGTAGGGGGGATGAATCTCTACAGACTGCCGCCCAAGATGCGTTGGCCTGCGCAAATTTTTGTGCGTGCAAATTGAACAAGGGGGGGTATCCCCCAAAGCCTGCAGCAAAGGCAGTGCATCAGATGAACATCAAACCAAGCGGGTGATTTATGGGTGGACGCAAGCCACTGCCGACTCAAGTCAAGCAGATCAAGGGGACCTTGCAGCCATGCCGGACCAACTACCACGAGCCCATCCCAGAGGGCTTGCTGGTGGAGCCTCCGGACTACATGCCAGAAGGTGCCAAGGCCGCCTGGCGCTACGCGCTTGAATGTGCCCCGCCCACGCTGATCCGCAAGCTGGACATGTCCGTGCTGGAGATCTGGGCTTGCGCGGCAGATATCTACCGGCAGGCCCAGACGGGCATCGGCAAGACCGGGCTCCTGGTGAAGGCGCCCCACAGCGGCGTGCCCATGCAGTCGCCTTACCTGGCCATTGCGAACAAGCAGGCCCAAATCATGACCAAAGCTGCGATCGAGATGGGATTCACCCCGGCATCTCGCTCGCGCATCTCCATTCCAAACGAACGCCCGGGCGAGGAGCTCGATCTCTGGGAGGACATCGTGGGTTGACCCAAAGGGACACAGGATGAGTACATACGCCGCGAGCGCTAAACAATATGCTGAGCGCGTTGTCTCCCACGAGATCCTGACCTGCGAGTGGGTCCAGAAAGCCTGCAAACGCCAGCTCGATGACCTGATCCGCTTCAAACGCAAGAGCAGCCTCTACCAGTTCAACCCGGAACTGCTTGACCGCTATGGCAGGCCTTACAGGCCAGCGGACAACCTGTGTGCCTTCATTGAACGACTGCCCCACGTCAAAGGCCCACTGGCCAGCAAGATGATCGTTCTGGAGCCCTGGCAGGTGTTCATCCTGTCCACGGTCTTCGGGTGGGTCAAATCGGACGGCAAGCGCCGCTTCAGGCGCTCCTACATCGAGGTGCCTCGGGGCAACGCCAAGTCCACCCTGTCCTCGGCTGTTGGCCTGTATATGCTGGCAGCCGACCGCGAGGGCGGCGCTGAGGTGTACTCACTGGCCACCACCCGCGATCAGGCTCGCATCGTTTTTGGCGATGCCCAGACCATGGCGCGCCTGAGTCCGGGATTTCGGAACCGGTTTGCGGTGAACGTCGGGGCGCACAACATGCATGTGCTCCAGACGGGCTCCAAGTTCGAGGCGCTCTCGGCTGAGGGCTCGACGCTGGACGGCCTGAACATCCATTTTGGCTGCATCGACGAGCTGCACGCCCACAAGACCCGAACGGTCTATGACGTGGTGGAGACCGGTACCGGCAAGCGGGACAACTCACTGCTGTGGGTGATCACCACTGCAGGCAGCAACCGATCGGGCATTTGCTACGAGGTCCGAAGCTTTGTCACCAAGTTGCTCAACCGGGTGTTCGAAGACGACTCCCAGTTCGGAATCATCTATGGGCTCGATGAAGGTGATGACTGGGCAGCCAAGGACTCACTCATCAAAGCCAACCCCAACTGGGGCATCTCTGTGCGTGAGGAGATCCTGACTCCCCTGCAGGCCAAGGCCATGCAGTTGCCTAGCGCGGTCAACAACTTCAAGACCAAGCACCTCAACGAATGGTTGAGTGCAGACACGGCCTGGATGGACATGCGGTCCTGGGATGCCAGTGCCAACCCCGATCTGGAACTCGATCAGTTCCTGGGCCAGCCCTGCTGGGTGGGGCTGGATCTGGCCAGCAAGACGGACATCGCGGCACTCGTCATGGTGTTCGAGCACCCCGACACGCCCGACGCATACGCGGTGTTTGGCAAGTACTACCTGCCCGAGGACACGGTCCAGGCTGCTGGCAACAGCCAGTACGAGGGCTGGGCCCATACCGGACGCCTGTCGGTGACACCGGGCAACGTGATCGATTTCAGCTGGATCGAGGCCGATCTGCTGGACATCGCGTCCCGCTTCGCGGTGGAGGCCGTGGCCTTCGATCCGTTTCAGGCCACACAGCTGTCCACCCGGATGCTCTCCGAGGGCCTGCCCATGATTGAAGTGCGTCCCACGGTACTGAATTTCAGCGAACCGATGAAGACGCTCGAGGCCTTGGTCCTGCAAAAGAAGCTCGTTCATGACGGTGACCCGGTATTGGCCTGGATGGCCAGCAACGTGGTGGCTCACACGGACGTCAAAGACAACATTTACCCGCGCAAGGAGCGAGCAGAAAACAAGATCGACGGCATCGTGGCACTGATCATGGCCCTCTCACGGGCAATCAAACCGGGGGACTCGGTGGTGCTGGGATCCGACTATGAGCTGATGCTGCTCTAAAGAGACGGCAGGCGCGTTTTCTGACACCACCGATGGGAATCTTCAACCTCTTTGACCGATTCAAAGCCTCCACAAGTGATCGCTCCCCATGGGGCGATTTCTTTTTTGAGCCGGTGTCGGTGCGCAGCGTTTCTGGCATGCGCGTCTCGGCCGATTCGGCCATGCGCCTGGCAGCGGTTTATGCCTGCGTGCGCATCCTGTCTGAGACCATGGCCTCGCTGCCACTGGTTGTCTACCGTGCTCGAGCGGACGGGGGCAAGGACCGGGTGACGGACCACTGGCTCTACCGGGTGCTGGGCAAGAAGCCCAACCGCTACCAGAACCCGTTCGAGTGGCGTGAGATGCTGCAGGGGCACCTGGCCCTGCGTGGCAATGCCTTCTGCCAGATCCTGGCCAACGGCCGAGGCGAGATCACCGAGCTGATCCCTATCCATCCGGACCGGGTGCGAATGGAGCTCCTCACTGAAGGTGACTACCGCTACCGGATTCAGAACCAGACGGGTCACGAACTGGTCCTGCCTCGTGGCGAGGTTTGGCACCTGCGGGGTTTGTCCTCGGACGGCTTGCTTGGTCTAAGCCCCATCGAACTTTCCCGCGAGAGCCTGGGCATGGCATTGGCCGCGCAGGACTATGGCGCACGGTTCTTCAACAACGATGCCAAACCCACGGGCGGCTGGATCGAGTTTCCGGGCAACTTCAAGGATGCCGAGGCCAAGCGAGTGTTCAGGGAGTCCTACCAGGCCGCCCAATCCGGAGCGAACCGGGGCAAGGTGCTGGTGCTGGAGAACGGCATGAAGTTCCATGAGGTGGGTGTCACGAACAAGGACGCCCAGTTTCTGGAGCTGCGCAAGTTCCAGATCACGGACATCGCTCGCCTGTTTCGGGTGCCGCCGCACATGATCGCGGACCTCGACCGGGCGACATTCTCGAACATCGAGCAGCAGAGCTTGGAGTTCGTCATGCACACCATGACGCCGTGGGCCGAGCGCTGGGAGGCTTCGATCGAAGCGGACCTGATGCTTGACGGCGATCAGCTCGAAATCGAGTTTGACTTCGCCAACCTGATGCGTGGTGATGCGGCCAGCCGTTCTGCTTACTACCAAAGCGGCATCCAAAACGGCTGGCTCACCCGCAACGAGGCCCGTATCGCCGAGAACCTTAATCCGATTTCTGGACTGGATCAGCCCCTTCGCCCGCTCAACATGGTCGAAGAGGACGCGGCCGAGGCATTGGAATCACACAGTGCAGCGGCAGACGGAACGATCCCATCTGACGCAGACCCCGGGTCTGATCAGGCCATTCACCAGAGGGTGCGGGGTTTGGTTCATGTCAACGCACAGCGTCTGGCCCGTCGCATCAGCAGGACCGGTGTGATCGGGCCCAAAGAAGTGAATTTGATCTCTGAGACCTTCGGGTTGACGCAATCACGGGTTGAGCAGTGGGCTGCCCCCTTTGAAACACCTAACGATGAGCATGCACTGGCGCAAGCGCTCATCGAACTTGGAATGCATGAATGAACAAGCAACTTCTGATCTCTGAATTTCTGACCACGCCCTGGGCGTTGATGCCCGAGCGTCTGCAGGCCATGACTGCCGTCCTCACCCGTTGGTCTTCTGACGTGTCCCCCAGCGACGAGACGCTGTTTCAGATCAATACGGACCGGATGCTGCGCGACACGCGCAAACAGTTCGCCTCAGATCGTGCCGCGTCTAATACCGGAGCTGGCATCGCGGTCTTACCCCTGTATGGGGTGGTCACGCAGCGCGGCAACATGGTCGATGACATCTCGGGGCCGGGCAGCACCAGCACCCAGAAATTCACGAGTGCCTTGCGCCAGGTCCTGGCGGATGACACGGTGGGTCAGATCCTTATCGACATCGATAGCCCCGGCGGCAGCGTCTACGGCGTGGCCGAGTTGGCCTCAGAGATCGTCAAAGCCCGGGCTCAAAAGCCCGTGGTGGCTGTTGCCAACAGCCTGGCCGCTTCGGCCGCTTATTGGATCGGTTGCTCTGCCAGTGAGTTCTACGTCACCCCGGGTGGTGAGGTGGGCTCCATTGGCGTCTGGCAGGCCCACTTTGATTACTCGAAGGCGCTGGAAGAGGAGGGAGTCAAACCCACCCTGATCTCAGCGGGCAAGTTCAAGGTCGAGGGTAACCCTTATGTGCCTCTGGATCCTGAGGCCCAGGCCTTCATGCAGTCGCGTGTGGACGACTACTACAACGCCTTCATCAAAGCCGTGGCCAAGGGTCGGGACGTCTCAGCTGCCGATGTGCAGGGAGGCATGGGCGAAGGCCGGGTGCTGGGCGCAGATGCGGCTCTGGCCGCCAAGATGGTGGACGGCATTGCCACCTTTGACGATGTGCTAGCCAAGATGCTGGGGTGATTTTTCTTGGTTGCAGTTTCCGTGTTGAAGTTTCCGGCAAATTGCCGTACAATTTTTGTCAATCTCAGGAGAATTGTCATGACCGCAAGAGCCACTGTCGCTGTCCCTCGCTCACTGAAGCCTCAGTCTGCAAGGCTGGAGGCTCGGATCAGCCACGACTTGCATGTCGTCGTCAAGCGTGCCGCAGAAATTCAAGGCAGAACCATGACCGATTTTGTGGTCCATGCCTTGCAGTCTGCAGCCTCTCAGGCCATTGAGCAGGCAGACCATGTGCGCATGACCATGGCAGATCAAGAGGCTTTTGCCCAAGCCCTGATCTCTCCTGCCAAGCCCAATGCCGCACTCAAGCGCGCATTTGCCTGGCGGCTTGATGCCGGGCCCGTTTTCCGTTGTCCCGCTCGATCTCGACGCAGACCGCTCGGGCTTCGCGTGTGGTGTTGAGCCGCTGGACAGGTACTTCAAAACCCAGGTCAGTCAGGACATCAAGCGCCGTGTGACTGCATGTTTCACGGCCCTGGATGCCAGGGGCCGGGTGGCGGGGTATTACACGCTGGCCTCGGCCAGCATCTTGTTGACAGACCTGGCTGAGAGCTTATCCAAGAAACTGCCCAGGTACCCCAATGTGCCTGCTGTGCGCATGGGGCGTCTGGCTGTGGATCAGGACTTCAAGGGTAAGGGTTTAGGGGCGGCTTTGCTCGCCGATGCCTTGCGTCGGGCAGTCACGGCAGAGATTGCTGCCTACGCCTTTATGGTCGATGCCAAGGACCAAAGCGCTGCCGAGTTCTACGCGCACCACGGGTTCCTTGCCACTGCGGACAACCCGTTGTTTTTGTATTTGCCGCTCGCAACGGTCAAAGACCTGGTCAAGCGATCGTGACCATGCAATCGCAACTCTGATCTTTCAAATTGACAGGCCTCCGTAGAGGCCTGTTTCACGTCTGCGACCCGTTGGTCGCGCCTCAAACCGCCGCCCCGTGCTTACTGCCCGGGCGGCATTTTTATTTCTGGAGCAACACCAATGAGTAAGCAATTGCGCGAGCTTCAAGCTCGCAAAGCCACCCTGGTCAAGGACGCCCGCGCCCTGACCGATATTGCCGCCGCCGAAGAGCGCGACATGACCGATGAGGAGTTGAATGCCTTCAACGCCCTTAAGGCCAAGATCGAGGCGGCGTCAGCAGCCATCGACCGCGAGGCTGCCCTGATCGCCGAAGAGGCACATATGGCTAATGTGGCCAACGTGTGTTGAATTGCATCCAATAG